GCAGGCCACGATTGGCATTGGGTGATGGACGACAACATCCGGCGATTCTACCGATTCGATCAGGAACAGCAGATCCCCGTGGGCGACGGGACGATCTTCCGGGCCATGGAGGATTTCGCGCTGCGGTTCGAGAACGTCGCGATGGCGGGCCCTAATTATTTCATGTTCGTGCCGCGCAAAGATCACGTGTGCGTCTTCTCCCTGAACACGCGCATCTATTCCTGCAACCTCATCAGGAACGAACTGCCCTACCGCTGGCGCGGGCGCTACAACGAGGACACGGATCTGTCTTTGCGGATGCTGAAAGCGGGCTGGTGCACCGTGCAGTTTAATTGCTTCCTCCAACTCAAGGCCCCGACGCAGACCGTGAAGGGCGGGTGCAACAAAGATTTCTACCAGGTCGAAGGCACGTTGCCGAAATCGCAGATGCTAGTTCGAATGCACCCGGACGTGACGAAACTCAAGTGGAAGTTCAACCGCTGGCACCACGAGGTCGACTATCGCGTGTTCCGGCACAACCGGCTGCGCTTGAAACACGGCGTCGAGATCCCGAGCGAAGCCGACGACTACGGGATGAGATTGGCGGTGGTGTCGTGAGCGGCCGAGTCAGCAGCAAGCAACAACTCGAAAGTGAAGTGCGGCGATCGCAGATCCTCGAACTTCGGTTGAAGGAAAAACTCAACCAGTTCCAAATAGCCGAGCGCATGGGGATCACCCAAAGCGCCGTCAGCAAAAACCTGGCGAAGGCGAAAGAGGAATTCCGGCAGTTCCGTTGGGACCTGCTGGACGCGGACCTGGCGTTCGAGGTCGACAAGTGCAACGACATCGAGGTGGAAGCCCGCAGGGCGCTGCGGGCCGCGTGGCGATCGTGGAAGAAATCCATCGGCGTCGTGAAAGTCACCAGGAAGATCGCGAAGGTGGTCCGGACCCAGGCCGCCCCGAACAAAGACGGCACGCACCAGGAGCCGCAGGAATCGATGAGGCCCGAGAAGATGGAAACCCGCGAGGAGATCAAGGTCGGGAACGCGGCTTTGATGTCCGCGATCCTGAAGGCGATCGAACGCATCGACAACGTCGCGGATCGGCGCTGTCACTTGCTCGGCTTCATCGGCGGCGCCAGATCTGCGGGAGATCAGCCCCGGAAGAACGACAGGGCGGCCATCCCTGCGGACATGACCAATTCGGACCTCATGAAAGAAGTGTTCGAATTTTTCAACGAATTCGGCTCGCCTAAAGCACCAGGAGGCGGGAACGGCGACAAGGGCAATGGATCACATGGGCCTAATTAACGCGAATTTGCCGATCGACCAGGTCGACCCGGAACGGTTGAAGCACGTCGTCGAGTGCGCGGCCGAGTTTCGCCGGCGCATGCGTTGGCAGAAGGATCACATCGCGTGGTGCCGCGAGCGCCTTCACATGCCGGACATCCCCGGAATCGGGCTTCCGATCTGGGAGAAGCAGGACGAAGTTTGGCGCAGCGTGATCGAGCACCGCAAAACCCACTGCAGGTCGGGGCATAAAACCGGCAAGACCCTCGACGCGGCCATCATCGCCCTGTGGTTCCTCGATTGCTGGCGGCCTTCCCGCGTGGTTTCGACCTCCGCGTCCTGGCCCGACGTGAAAATGAAACTGTGGGGCCACATCCGCGATCGCTACCGCTCGGGCGGTTCCTGGTTCGGAGTGCCGGTGTCCACCACCGACCTGAAGATCACCGATCGTCATTACGCGACGGGCCTATCGTGCGACCGGCCGGAAGCCTTCGCGGGACACAACGAGCAGTTCGTGCTGGTGATCATCGACGAGGCCTCGGCTGTCCGTCAGGAACTTTGGGACGCCGCAGAAGCCGAAGCCACGAAGATCCTGGAAATCGGAAACCCGCTGTTGGCCGAAGGCCCGTTCTATAAGCACGCGTCCTCCTCCGAGTACAACCACATCCACATTTCCTGTTGGGATCATCCGAACGTGAAGACGGGCGTCGAGATCATTCCAGGAGGGCCGACGCTGGCGTGGTGTCAGGACCGCTTGGAGAATTGGGGCGAGACGGACCCGCTCTACAGGACTCGAGTCCTGGGAGAGTTCCCGGAGGAGTCGGCCGACAGTTTGTTCCCGATGAGTTTGATCCAAGCCTGCTTCGATCGGTGGAAGGAAGTCAAGGACCTGGAACGGGAGCAAGACGCCGAACACGTGCGGGGCCTCGACGTGGCGCGGGCCGGTGGCGACCGCACGGAAGGTTACGACAAGGACCGGGTGAAGTTGGGCGACCTCTCGATCGCGCGGTACAAGAAAGTCTTAGAACTGCGGAAAACCGACCACTACAGGACCCGAATGCGGATGGCCGGGATCTTCGCCGGCGACCCTTGCGACATCACGAACGTGGACGCGGGCGGGGAAGGCTCGGGCCTGGCAGACGAGCTCGCGAACACCACCGTCGAGGGATTCGACAAGCCGATGCGGGTCCGCAGGGTCCACTTCGGAGCCAACGCCACCACGTCGGATTATTTCAACGTGCGGGCCGAAATGTACTGGCAACTTTCGCAGGCCATGAAAGCTGGCGCCGCACTCGAACCGGACGAGCAGCTCCGCGAAGAGTTGATCGTGGTCGGAGGCATGGCGACGTACAAGGAGAAGCAATTCGAAGGCGTCAAAAAGCTGGTGCGTTTCCTTCGGCCGAAGGAGGAGGTCAAAGAACTATTGGGCCGGTCGTGCGACAAGTCGGACGGCTTGGCCCTGGCGAACTACAAACCGGGCGGCCTGGGCCTGCTGGATTTTTACGCGCAGGAAGCCAAGCGGGTTCGTCAACAAGGAGCGGAGCAACAACCGCTGGATCAATCGTTGGCCGCTGCGCAGATGACCGCCGCGGACGACGATCGGTTCGCGGTCAAGGACAAAAGCGGGGTCGCTCAGAAGTCGAGGCCCGCAGGGAAGGTTTGTCCGGACTGCGGCCGAAGCGTTGCGCAGTACGAAGAAACCTTCAAGTGCTTTTCCTGCCGCCGGACTGGTCGCAACAACGAACTCAAATCAGGAGGAAAGAACGATGGGAGCACTATCGGAATCCAACCCGATTAGTTTTCCGGATCGGGTTTTGGCTTTGGAAAAAGCAGTAACGGCGGATGAAATCTTGTACGCCGCGCTTCTCGGATCCCCGCTCGGCAGCGACGTGTACGTCGATCCTTCAAACGGCACGGACCAGGCCGCCAACGGCGGCAGTTGGACGGCCCCGTTGAAAACTTTCGCGTACGCCGTCGCCCACAAGGTCACGGATTTCACGCGCCTGCATTTTTACGGAACCGTCAGCGAAGACTCGATCGTCATCACCAACCAGGGCGTGAAGATCATCGGGGAAGGCCCGCGCGGCACGAACGTGTGGCAGAACTCTACGGCGGACGCGAGCTTGATCACTCTCTCGGGCGCAGGTTGCCGGTTGATCAATTTCAAGGTCCGGCCGCCGATCTACAGCGCGAGCATTCCGAAGGGCATCGTGCTTTCGGGAGCCAATTACGCGAAGTTCATCGGGATGCGATTCCAGGGGCGCGGCGGGTCCTGGTACGCGGTCTATTCGGACGTCACCAGCGACGACGTGGAAATCATCGACACCGAGTTCTTGTACATGAACACCGCGTCGCACGGATACGCCATCTACGGCGTGCCTTCCGTGGCCGGAGCGACCCACGCGGCTTGGAAGATCATGCGGTGCTTGTTCGAGGGCTGCCTGAACAACTACGTCGCGCCCTCGAAATCTTGCTTGATCCAGGATTGCGTCATGCCCGACGTTGGACTCAGCTCGACGGGCGGTTCGTTGACTTGCGCTCTTAAAATCGACGTTCACGGCACGAACGCGGCCTTCAACCAGGTCCACCGGAACATCCTCGGCGGGGCGGCCTTGAACAACGCGAACGGATACTACGGCGTGTCGACCGACGATTGGAGCGGGAACATCATCCACGACGGCTCGATCACTGCGGTCACGCCGCCTACGACTTAACGAGATTAAATGCTCCCTCGGAGCAATTAATAGTCCGGGGCCTGGTCTAGCGTCCAACCCTGACGATCCCGCAGGCCCCGGACGGCAACAGGAGGGCAAGGTGAGCGATCCTTTACGGAGAGCGGACATCAACCGAATGACCCCGGCCGAACTGAAGATCCACGAGGCCATCGTCGAGGTCGAGAAGTTGGGAGCCGACGAGCGATTGACCGACGCCGTCGTGTCGCTTAGCGACGCGCAGAAGAAAGTCTCCGAGTTCATCGACGACCCCGAAAGAAAAGTTTGGCTTTGAACGAAAGGAGAGTCGAACCATGGAGCGACGAAACTTTTTCCAGATGATCCTGGCGGCCTTGGCGCTGCCTTTTTTCCTGAAGGTGCAGAAGACGCGCCCGGAATATTTCTACCAATCCATCGACCTCGGGTGGACGTGGAAAGACGGCCGTTGGTGTCCGTTTAAAGTTCGCGTGCCCGTGCCTTTCAATTTTGCTCCTGCAGGAATGCGCTACGCCATCCGGAAGGGCCGCGATCGAGAGAACCAGCCCACGATGAAATACCTGGAGGTTTGCCAATTCGACGATCTCCGGGCGGGCGATAGGTTTTTACTTTTCAACGGCGACCACTCGCCGATGGAAACACCGAACCGTTGGGCCGTCGCGAAGACGAACGCGAGGCCGTACGCGAAGATCTGCGAGAACAACTCCATCATTGAAATGGAGTACGTATGAACGAACGACCGATCGCGAATTGCGCCGACTGCCGATTCTTCGCTTCCTTGCCGAAGGACAGCGCGGGAGAGTGCAGGCGGTTTCCCCGGCACGAAAAGAAGCGGCCCACCGACGGGTGCGGCGAATTCGTGTCCATCAATGAACGAAAGCCACTCAGGAAGGTGTGAGGCTATGAATGAAAACAACGGATCGAAACCGAACTTGAGGGCGGTTCCCGGCATGGTATCCGGTGACCTGTCCTTGCTTGACAAACTTCCCAAGAAGCAACCGGAGACGGCCCCGCCGCCGCAGGGCATGGCGATGACGCCCGGAATGCTTATCGCGATGATCGCGTCGCTTATTTGTTTCGGCGGGTCCGAGCGCGAGAAGATCCTCTCGCTGTCCGTCGAGGCCCTTTGCAAAGAGCGCCACGAGAAAAACCACGTCACCGCGACCAAGCCCGAAAAGGATTTTAGGAAATGTAAAAACCCCGTTTGCAGGGATTTCACGAAGATCCTGGATCAGCCGACCGAAAACTATCAGGCCGTCATCCAACGATTTCAGTTCGACATGGCCCTGAGAAAAATGATCTTTTTTCAGCCGCTGCCGCCGAACCATTTCAGGATCTTCGTGCAGGACAAACCGCAGGTTGAATTAGCGACGGAAATGCCCGGAGGATTGTTCAAGCAATGACGAGCAAATTGATCGCCTATCTTTTCTTCGGCCGTTTCTCTCCCGCGATCATGCAGAGGATCGGACGCCGCGTGGCCTTCGGCAAGATAGACCGCCGCGCCAACTGTCCCGCCTGCGGGTACGTCTGCCGGCACGACGTGAAGTGGGACGAAAACCAAAAGGCCGTCATGCACCTGTGCAAGCGGTGCGGCGCCAGTTGGGGCCAGCCGCCGACGGTGCCGACGGAAAAATGGAGGTTGAACCTGCAGGATCAAATTCGGGTCAACCAAATTCAGGACTACGGGAACCAAGCGCCCGACCACAACAAACCTCCTCAACCGGTGGTGCAATGATGCGGCTGCGGGACCTCGAAGGAAGTTTGATCAAGCGCGAACTCAGGGACGGCGGCGACTATCGCGTGCCCGTCGAGGCGATCCGCGACGCCGACGGCGTAAGGTTCCTGTGCCCGAAATGTTTCTCGAAGAACGGCGGGCCCGTGGGCACGCACCTGGTGATCTGCTGGTTCGTCGGGAGAGTTCCGATCGACCTTGATCCCAAACCCGGCCGGTGGCATCCGTTCGGGCATTCGATCGAGGACTTGACGTTCATAGGCCCTGGCAACGTCAGCGTGGCGATTCAGGGCGCGTGCTGTTGGCACGGGTTCGTTCGAGACGGCGAAGCAACCTTGACGTGAGGCCAATCATGGGAAGATTTCGAGACGCTTTCAAAGCCTTGACCTCGCTCTCGGGCGGGGAACTGATCACGACGGGGCCTTTCGCCGGAAAGGACGCGCGGACCCTGGCGCTCCCGGAGATCCGCGTTCCGAAGCCGCCGACGCAGTTGCCCGACGTGACCTCCGGTTGGTTTACCCCGCTGCAGCCGATCGGCCCGTTCGCTCCTCCGGGAACGGTCCCGAGACAATTCGCCTACCTTCCGGGTACCAACATCCTGTGGCAGCCGAAGTCGGGCGAGCCGGGGCCTTCCGGAGTCACGTTCGAAACCCTGCGGCTGCTCGCGGACTCGTGGGACATCCTGCGGCTGTTCATCGAAACGCGCAAAGATCAGATGTTTCGAATCCCGTGGACCTTCCGTTGCAAACGGCAGCCGGGGGAGAGCGAAGAGCAGTTCAAGAAGCGCAACGCGAAGGACAAGGGACTGACCGCGCTCCATAAATTTTTCGAGAGGCCGGACGGCGAACACGATTTCGACATCTGGATGAAAATGTGGATGGAAGACGAGATCGTGATCGACGCCGTTTCGATCTACGCCCAACGCGATCGCAAGGGCAAGATCGCTTCTTTCCTTCCTTTCGACGGGGCCACGTTTAACCGCAGGATCACGGACCAGGGCATCACGCCGCCGAAAGGGCAGACCGCCTACCAGCAGGTTTTGTACGGGATCATTTCCGGCAACTTCACCACGGACGATTTGATTTATTTCATGCGCAACCCGAGGACCTGCAGGCTGTACGGTTTCTCCCGCGTCGAGCAAATCCTCCTGACGATCAACCTGGGCCTGCGCCGCTTGGAGTTCCAGTTGCAGGAATACCTGTCGGGCAACACGCCCGAGGCCATCGTGTTTCTGCCCGTGGGCGGCGACTCCGGGATCACGATCGACCAGGTCAAAGACGCGCAAGACAACTTCAACGCGATGATGGCGGGCAACCTCGCCACTCGCCGGCAGATCCGGTTCCTGCCTTCCTACGGGACCAAGGGCGAACGCCCGCCGATCGTGTTTCCCAAAGAGGCCCTGATAAAAGATCCTATCGACGAATGGCTCGTGAAGATCGTCGCGTTCAACTTCGGCATGTCCACGCAGTATTTCGATCGGCAGATGAACCGCGCCAGCGGCGAAACCGCCAAGGAGACGGCCGAAGAGGAAGGCTTGTTGCCGGACGTGAAGATCGCCACGAAGATCACGAACCGTTGCGTCGAACTCCTGGGCCTGGCCGATCAGTATGAGTGCGCCTACGACATGCCGGGCGTCATGGATCCAGACAAGCAAGCCGACGCCGACAAGAAGCGCGTCGACTCCGGACTCAACACCCGGAACGAAATCCGCGAAGCCCGAGGAGAAGATCCGGCCCCGGAGGAGAACGCCGACAGGCTCACCATCACCACCGCGACCGGCGTCATTCCTCTCGACGAAAAGCAGGACAACATCGCGGCCGGTTTGAATCCGGACGGATCTCCGAAGGCGGCCCCGGAGCCGGTCGACGATAAACAACCTCCTGCAGGAGGAGACGGGAAGCAGCAGGCCGAGGGAGGCGAACCCGGCGGGAAGAAACCCAAGGGCAAGAAGAAACCCAAGGGCGGGGCCAAGATCATGAAAGCCGTTCCGAAACGCAGGTCCTTTATTTCGGTCGGGCAACTCACCCCGGCCACGGAGAAGGCGATCGAGGCCGCGTCGAAAACCCTGGCGGCCGCGTTCGGGAAGATGGCCGAAAAAGCCTCGGCCAAAGTCAAGGCGATCGAGAAGGCCAGCAAGCCCGACGACGTGACGGACGAAATCATGAAAGCCTTGGACGAGGAATTCCGCGCCCTTCCTCCTGCGGTGCAGGCCCAACTGGAAGCGGCCGCTTTGTCCGGGATCTCGCAGGTCGCGGCGCAGTTGTCCGTAGACGACGGCGAACTCCTCGGCAAGACGAACGAGATCGCGCGGGCCTGGGCCAAGAAGCGGGCGGCCGAAATGGTCGGCATGAAATGGGTAGACGACGAGCTCGTCGACAACCCGAACGCGAAGTGGGCCATCGACGACACCACCAGGTCGGACATCCGGAAGATCCTGACCGAAGGGTTCGCGTCGGAAGAAACCTCGATCGCGGACATCGGGAAGGCCATCGAAGAGGCCGCGTCGTTCTCCGCGTACCGATCCGACATGATCGCTCGAACCGAGTGCGCCCGCGCCCAGATCTTCGGCGGGCTGGAAATGTGGGAGAAGTCCGGCCTCGTGAAATCCTACGAGTGGTTGAACTCCGAGGACGAGGACGTGTGCGAGATCTGCGAAGAGTTGGGCGACGGCGGGCCTTACTTGCTCGGAACCGGCCCGCTGCCGATCGACGATTCTCACCCGAATTGCCGTTGCGTCCTTTCGGCCGTGGAGATCGCGGAGACGGAAGAGATGGCGGCGGCCGCCAGGTCGAAGCAGCAGGCTTGGCTGTTCATCAGGGCGGCGCAGGAGGCGGTCAAACATAATTCGAACGGAGGCAAACATGCAGGGCAACGACAAAGTGATCGCGGCGCTTCAGGCGGCCATCAACACGGAAGCGACGCTCGCTGAAGTTTACAAACTCAACGGTCGGGCGCTCTCGAAAAAACTCGGCCTGAAGACCGGCAAGGAATTAAAGGGACTCGGTTGCCAATGCCGGGGATACATGAAAAAGATCGCGAAGAGGCTCGAACTGTTCGAGGTCTTCGCCGAGGTCGAAGCGGCCACGGCGACCGTGGGGAAGACGACCACGGAAACGATCGACGAGTTGATCGCGATGGAACTCGCGGCCGTGAAGCAATACACGCAGGACGTGATCGCGTGTTGGAACGCGAAAGACATGGACTGCTTCCACTTCTTTCAGCACATGTGCAAATGGCACACGGTCGGAGAGAACGGCAACGTCGGCCACTTGAATTACCTGCAGCACGAGCGCAGGCAGTTGACCGAATTCGGCGAGAAGGATTACGAAGAGGTCCACGCTTAAACTAATTTCCTAACGCGGAGGCTTTGACATGGCACTCATGAGAGCGAAGGGCAAACCGGCTGCGTCCAAGGCCGAACCCTCGAAAATGCTTTTCCGGAAGTTCGTCCGCATCACCAAGATCGACGAAATGAAACGCGAAGTCGGCGGCGTCGTCACGGCCGAGCAGCCCGACAAGGCCAAGGAGGTTTGCGACTACGAATCCACCGTCCCGTTCTACAAGGCTTGGAGCGACGAACTTTCCAAAGCCACCGGAGGGAAGAACGTCGGGAACCTGCGGGAGATGCACCAGCTGAAAGCGGTCGGCGCGGGAAAGACGATCGAGTTCAACGACGTGGACAAAGAAATCTACATGACCTTCAAGGTGGTCAACGACGACGCGTGGACGAACTGCCTCGAAGGAGTGTACACGGGTTTCTCGCACGGCGGCGAGTACGTGAAGACGTGGAAAGGCAACGACGGCCTCGTGCACTACACCGCGAACCCGGCCGAAGTTTCGCTCGTCGACAACCCGTGTCTGCCGAAAGGTCATTTCGATTTCGTGCGGGCCGACGGCGTGGTTGAAAAACGGGCTTTCAAAAAGCAGGGCTGCGGCGATTGCAAGTACGATCCCGAGAAAGGTTGCCCGTGCAAGGCGGAGGCGGTCGCGGGTTTTCCTTCGAGAGGATTTTTCAAATGGGTGAATCTTGCGACCCTCGAATGCGCGTGTTCAACCTGCGGCCGATTAATCAAGGCGAAGAAAAAGATCCAGGCCGTCATCGGCCACCTGAAGGGCGAAACCACGACGACCGTTCAGTCGATCATCTTCTCGCCCAAATCCGAGTGGACCGCCAGTGACTGTCAGCAGTGGTTGAAGGATCACGATTTGAAAGCGCCCGAGGCCGACGAGACGGAAGACAGCTATCGCTTTCGTCAGCGGGACCCCGGTGATTTCGAGGAGGACAGTTTCCGAACCATCAATTTCAAAGGAGGGAAAAAGAAAACCATGGCGTTCGCACAGATGTCGAAAGCGCAACGGGATGTGGTCAAGGCCGAATTGCACAAAGCGGCCCTGGCGATCCTGGAAGCGAAGGCCGAAGAGATGGGCGTTGACCTCAAGAAAGACATGTACGACGTCGAACGCCTGGCAGAAATCCTCCAGCAACTCGCCTACATCCGCATGAGCGCCCAGTGGGAGCGCGAGAATGAGGGCGACGAGTCCGAATTGCCGGACTTGATCCAAAAGGATTTAGAATCACTCGCCGAAACATTCCTCAGCATGGCTGAGGAGGAAGTCGGCGAACTTACAACGTCCGCCAAAAAGGCGGCATCCATAGGAGGCGGTAAAATGGCAACGATGTCAGCCGTCCAAAAGGCGGCGTCAGCACTGGACCACATCAAAAAAATGCACGCGGCGCACAAGGCTTTCCACGCGAAGATGCACAAGGCCCATCAGGACCGTGAAGCCGAGATGGACGATCACATGGACAAGCTTCACAAGATCCTCGGCACCGGCGAAACGGCACCGGCGTCTTCAGGCAACGAACCCGTGTCCACGGACCCTGCTGCCAGTGGGGCCTCTAGCACCATCAAGACGATGGAAACCACGATCCTAGCCAAGCTGGACGAAATGGCGAAGGGCATCGACGACAAGATCAAAACCGGGATCGACACGGCCATCGGGACCATGCTCGAAGGCATGCTCGGGGAAAAAGGAGTCGAGCGGGCGCTGCAGACGGCAGGGCAGAACCGCAAAGCCGCCGCGTCTGCCGGCATCGGCGATCGCAACGACCTAGCCGAGGGCGGGCCGAAGACCCACCTCGCCGTGAAAGCCAACGACACCAGCGTCGCGGGCCTGCAGGCCCACAACGCGAACGCGGAAGTGCCCAAGGCGAACATGGAGAAGGCCGCCCAGGGCGACACCTCCGAGATCCTGAAAGCCATGTCGGGCGTCAAACCGGCCGAAGACGTGAGCGATTTCGCTCGCGGTCCTCTGTCTAAGTTCGCGCCCAAGTAAGTCGCTGCACCCAGAAACGCGGACGCACGGACGCGCTCCACGAATTCCCACATGGACGTTTACCAGCACGAAACCCGAGGCGGCCCTGCGGCCGCCTTAACGAGAGGAGAAAGAGCACCATGTTCGAAGGAATGAGCGAGCGCACCCTTGCGCTGTTTGCCCAAATGAAGAAGGACGCCACCACCTTCGGGATCGCGACCAACTCCGGGGTGCAGTTCTACTACCTGGAGGAAACGGCCAAACAGACTTATCCGGTTTTCTATCCGATCTTGTCTGAAACGCCGCGCGTGTACCCGATGTACAACGGCGTTCGAGTCGGCGGCCCCGGCGTCAACTGGAAACAGATCGTCGGCGTCGACGTGTCCGGCTATCCGGCCGTGTCGGAAGGCCACCGCAACGCTTACACCGCAGTGTCGGAGAAAGACGCCTACGCCCCGTACGCCTACCTGGGCAAAGACGCTTCGGCCACCTTCCAAGCTTACTCTCAGGCTTTGGGATTCGACGACGCGCTGAAGATCGCGCAGTTCACGAACCTGAACGCCCTGTTGAACGGCGAGGAGAAAATGATCATGTTCGGGAACCCCGGCAACGGCTCGGTCAACGGATACGGCGGGTACGTCCTCGGGCAGTGCCCGCAGCCGAGCGGATTACAGTCGGCCTCGACCGGCACGTACGCCTCGGGCACTTATTACGTGTACTGCGTCGCGCTGACTCCGTGGGGCGTCGCGATGGCGACCTCGACGGGCTGCGCGATCCCGGTGCAAAGGGTCAACGCCGACGGGTCGAAGGACGCCATCAACGGCGGGACTTCGCAGATCTCGGCGGCGAGCTCGGGCGTTTCGCTCGACGGCTCCCACGGCATCGACGTGAAAGTCGCGCCGGTGAACGGAGCGGTCGGGTACGCCTGGTACATCGGGAAGTCCAACGCCGCAGGAGCGAAATTCAACGGAGTGACGGCGCTTTGCATGGCGACCTTTACGGCGCCGCTGACCGGGAGTTTGCAGACGGCGGCCGACGCGGGGTTGGCGGCCGACGCCAGCTATAACCTCCTGGATTTCCCCGGCGCTTTGACCTGGCACTTCCAGACTTACGGCGCGACGAACGGATTCACCGCCTATTTGAAAGACATCACCGGAACGGCAGGGACGCCCACCGGGTTCACTTCCAACGGCGACGGGACGATCAAGGAGTTCGAGGACGTGGCCGACTACCTGTGGATCAACTTCAAAGCCTCGATCGACAAGATCTGGTTGGGCGGCGCGTTGATCCAATCGGCTTCGCGGGCGATCCTCACTTCTGCCTCGGGGCCTGGCGCTCAGCGTTTGATCATCGACCGCGATTCCGACGGCAAGATCATCGGCGGCCAGATCGTCAGCGAGTACCATTGGAAATATTCTTCGACCACGGCGAAGAAGACGGTTCCGGTTTCGGCTCACCCGTGGCTGCCGGACGGAACGGTTTGGTTCGACATCACCACCAACCCGTACCCGGCCGCAGGGCAGTCGATCCCTGTGGTTCGCCGAATCGTCACGCTGGAAGATCACTTCAGCGTGAAGTGGCCCTATCGTAACCTGACGCACGAGATCGGCATCTACGCTTTCATCACGCAGCAACATTATCTGCCGTGGTGCGGAGCGGTGCTGACGGGCGTCGCCAACAAGGTCAACTAGCAGCATCCTCTTTCGATTCGCGAAGGAGGGCGCGGTTGGCCCTCCTTCTCGAAGAGAAAGCGAAAGGACGGCGACACATGTTGAAGACTTCGATCTTCGCGGTGAGCAGCACCCAGGAAACCCCGGTCGTTCTGACGGTCCCGTGCCGACAGGCCACGATCAAAGAAGACGCGGCGACGGCGACGACCGCTTGGCAGTTGAAAGGAACCGCGCCGAATTCCGTTGAGATCCAGAAGGCTTCGGGCGAGTCGGTCACGTTGAGTTTCGCGGCGATGAAAAACGCGGGCGAGACGATCGGCTTCGTGAAGGTCACCACCGGCAGCCCGAACTTTCAGTTGGTAGAACAGCCATGAAAACGTTTTTGTTCTCCGTGGGCCTGCAGCCGGTACCGGTCACGGTGACGACTCCATGCACCCACGTCGAGATCGTCGAGGACCCTTCCGTTTCGGGTTGGCCCACGGTCGACTACCAGGTCATCGGAACCGTTCCGGGTTCTCAGGCGATCCAGAAGAAAGGCGGGGTCCGCTTCGTTTTCCAACGAAGGATTCCCTGGAGTGCCGGCGACATCATCGGGTTCGTGCAGATCGTGGACCCGGCGCAGGCCGGAATCATCACGCAGTTGATTTACTTCCTGACGTTCCGTTTCCTGCAGTCAGGATCTAAAACCACCACGTTCCAACAGGTCGAGCAGACGGTATGAGCGACATCGACGTGATTAAAATCGAGCACGCGGACGACTCCGAGATCGGAACGTTCGCCGCGCCCTTCACGATCAAAGAAGGATCTTTGATCTCGATGGAGATCGTCGACGACAAACTCGTCATCACCGCCAGCAGCGTTCCCTCTCCGGCGCCGGCTCGAACGCTGATTCAGACATACAAAAGTTATTTTGTCCGAACAGATGGCAATGATACCAATGATGGTTCTAGTAACGACTCAGCTCATGCCTTCGCTACGCTTCAGCGAGCCGTCGACGCGGCAACCAAAGAAATCGATGCGGATCAATGGATTGTTCTTATCAACGTAGAGGACGGAACCTATAATGCCGGCGCTGTAATTCCGGATGTCCTCGGCGGCAGCATTTTAAACTTTATAGGAAATTGGCAGCATCCGGGAAATGTCCTCATTCAAACTGACGCAACGGCTTTCTATATTAATGTCAATCAGACAACCGTTAATTTTGACGGATTCAAAGTCGAAGCGAGCAATGGAGACGGTTTTGATGTCCAGGGCGGAGGGCCGGTGTTGCTCGAAGATTTCGAGTTTGGCGATGTTCCCAATGGGGCTCACGTCTACGTTCACAATAACGGACTTGTTCAACAGTATGCGGACTGGAAAATCAGCGGGTCCGCGCAACGTCATATTCGCGCCGAAGATGGAGGGATATTCGAACCTTTTGAGAGCGCATGGTGGGCAAATCCTTATGCCAGCACATACGTCAACACCTTAACCGGCACGCCCGGTTTCAGCATCGCTTTTGCTGATTGCAGGACAGGCGGACAGGCGCGTTTCTATGCGCAGAGTTTCAGCGGATCCGCGACCGGCAAAAGATTCATCGTTCAATCGAACAGCCATATTGGCACCGGAGGACACGCGCTAACCTGGTTGCCTGGCGACACAGCCGGCGAACTCGACGGTACCGGAACTTATGACGACACAGTGAGCGCCGCGCTCATAGGAACTGGCAGCGCGCCCAGCGCAACAATTTATCTCGAGCCCGAACTTCCAGAAGAACCGTTTATGATTCCAGGGCCAGAGGGCAAAAAGGGCGACACTGGAGGCATAGGCCCCGCTGGCGGTTCTGGCGTTCAAGGCCCCCCGGGAGTAGCTTTGATTTTAGAGCCGGATCCGTCTGAAGATCCAATGATGATTCCGGGTCCTATCGGAGCCACTGGCGCAACAGGAGCGGCCGGCGGACGCACTCAATTAACTCAGAACACAACTTACTATGTGCGCACGGATGGCAACGATTCGAACGACGGCAGCGCAAACAACTCCGGTCATGCGTGGCTGACTCTGCAACATGCTATCAGTGTTTATCAGAGTTTGGACTGCAACGGCTACGATGTCACGATTTCCGTAGCGGACGGCACCTGGACGGCGGGGATGAATATTACTGGCAGACAGGGAGCCGGGAATTTATATCTCACAGGGAACGCGACCACTCCCGCGAACTGCGTTATCAACGCCACCAGCTCCAACTGTCTCGGCGCTACCGGGCATCCGATGGGAAGCATCATATACTTCAATGGATTTAAGTTGACCACTACCACATCCGGCCAATGCATCTATGCCGCTGCGGGATCTCAGATTTACTATCATAACATTGAGTTTGGTTCTTGCGCGGGCTATCACATTCTGGTGCAGGGTGGCGCATCGCTTGTCTTGCTTGGAAACTGTAAAATTTCCGGAGGCGCCGGCAGTCACGTACTCGCCCAAACACAAGGAGGATGGTTCAACGGCACAAGCGGCGTCACTATAACCATAACTGGAACTCCGGCGTTTTCTCTGGCGTTTTTCTACATATCGGTACTCGCCCTTGCCGCTATTTCGAATACAGTAACCTGGAGCGGATCCGCAACCGGCAAAAGATACGTTTCAGATTCACTCAGCATCATAAATACCAATGGTTCCTCTTCAACCTATTTGCCCGGAAATGCTTCCGGTACAACTTCCAACGGAGGATTATATGTTTAGTGCGATTAGGCGATTGAGTGTTTTTGTGTTTCTGTCTCTGATTCTGATTTCAAGCGTTTCTTTCGCTCAAAGACAACTACTCAGCCAGAATACAACATTTTATGTCCGCGTCGACGGAAGTGATTCCAACGATGGCTCGGCGGACGATCCGGCTGACGCTTTTCTCACTATCCAGCATGCAGTCGACGTGTACCAATCAATAGACTGCGCGGGATTCGATGTCACAATTCAGGTGGAAGACGGCGCATACACAAAGGGCGTCTTGATAACTTCTCGAGTAGGAGCAGGCAATTTGTACCTTACCGGAAATCCAAACACGCCGGCGAATTGTTGGATAGCCGTTACCGGAGGCAATGCTATTTCCATTCAAGGTCACCCGCAAGGCAGCGTCGTGATTCTGAATGGCTTCAAACTGAGCACCATTACCAGCGGTGAATGTCTTTTCTCCCAGGGCGGAGCCCAAGTCTTTTATAAAAACATCGAATTCGGATCGTGCGCAGGATTTCACTTGAACGCCAACGAAGATGGGATTTTCTATTTAATAGGCCCTTGCAAGATTTCAGGCGGAGCGATAGCGCATATCGTCGCTCAAGTGGGCGGAAAATGGCTTAATATTGCGGGTCCGGTAACGATAACGATTGTGGGAACGCCCGCTTTTTCTCAAGCCTTTTGCTGGGCTGTCAATTTGGGTTTTGCGGGTATAACCAATCAAATAACCTGGAGCGGATCCGCGACCGGAAAGAGATACGAATCCGATAACCTATCGGTTATCACTACATACAGCGCGGGAGCGAATTACTTGCCGGGCAGCATAGCGGGAACGACAATGTACGGCGGAGTCTACATTTAAGGCAATCATTTAAAAGGGGGAAACCATGGCAGCAAACAAACAAATCAGATTCGGCCCTGTGGCCTTAGGGAATACAGCCGCAAACATCGTCAACCCGGCCCTGGGCGCTCTCACCGGCCCGGTGGGATTCACCATGACGCAGCTTTATGTCATCTTGAAGCATATTCGCCTCGTCAACAAAACAGCCGGCGCTATCACCGTCTCTCTGTATGTCGGAGCAACCGCAGGCAGCGCGGCCGGAACTGAATTTCTTGGGACGGCGCTCTCTATCCCAGCCAATTCATATGTTGATTGGTATGGGGCGCTCAGATTGGATTCCGCAGATTTCCTAAGCGGACTAGCCAGCGCGGCAACCTCAATCACTTTCGTAGCTGAGGGCGAAATCGGAATTTCGTAACAAAGGAGATTTATGGGACCAGCGGAAATATGGCCTATGATTGCGGGCGGCGCTGCCGTGGTTTTCGGCGCCGCGAATTGAGGTGACGCGATGGCCGTCCAACAGATCAGCGAAAAGATGATCGGAACCGCAGACGGGACGAACGCGGTGTTCAACACGTCGAAGGTTCCCAACGCGGACACGATCTCGATTTTCGTCGACGACGCGGCAGTCGCTATGGCTTCGGTGGACCCGAACGACCCGACGAAGTTCACCCTGGCTTCTCCTCCTGCGTCGGGGCATCGGCCGTTCGCGGTCTACCTGTTTTCCGCAGCGGACGACATCGACTTCGTCACGGTCGCACAGGTCAAAGGCATCGGAGAGATAACGACCTCGAAAGACGACGGCCAACTGCAGGATCTCATCACGTATTTCGCGGAGTTTTTCAACGGCCAAACCGGCTGCCGCGTCCACAACAGAATCTTGCCCATCACCGATGACCCGCCTTACGACGGACCCGGAGGGCAGAAACTTTTCTTGCGCAATTATCCGATCCGGTCGATTCAGACCGTCATGGTCAACGGCGTGACTCTCCCGATCGCTGCCGGCAGAACCGACGGCGGGGTGGTGATAACCAATAACGGCCGCGCGATTGCCCTGCGCCCTCCTGCAGGCTCGATGCAATGGAGTTTCCAATCGTACCCGTTGGGCATCGGGGCCTGGCAGTTCTCCCAGGGAATCGCGAACGTGTACGTGGACTACACCGCAGGCAACGACGGGACGCCAGCGGACCTCTCGCAGGCCACGGCCGAGCAGATCGCGATCGAGTACAAGCGGAAAACCTATTTCGACATGAGGTCGAAAGTCCAATCGGTCGGAGGCGGGAGCGCAACCACGACCTATCGGGACTGGCACCTCACGCCGAAGATGCAGCGAATCTTGATGAAGTATTCGAGGCTCACCGTATGATTTATTCGTTCTCGAACACCGACCAGATCCTCGTGGCGAAGTTGCGCGGGCGAGGCCCGATCCTGATAAAGGCCCTTTCGAACAAGTTGAACAACCTGGGCCTGCGCCTGCAATCGAAGATCCGGACCGAGAAGCTGGAAGGAGGAACGCCGCTGCATCGGAGGTCGGGCGAGCTCTCCCGGTCGGTGCAGTTCTTTCCGACCGAGGCCTCGGGCAGCCGGTTGGAAATGCGCGTCGAGGCGGCCGGGGCGACGGCCTTCTACGGAAGGATTCACGAGCGCGGAGGGCGGGGCACCTACGAGATCGTTCCGAAGAACAAACAGGCCCTCGCCTTCGGAGCCGGTGAATTCGCCGTGCCTCTGCGCGGGGGCGGGGTCGCTTCGAAGTATCAAATTTTAAAAGCCCTGTCGAGCCGCACCGAGTCGACCCACGCCTACGGAGCCAGGCTGGCGCGAAGAGCGCCGATGGCCGAATTCGAAGGCGGTCAGATGACTTCTTCCGGAATGGTTGTCGTGAAGAAAGTCGTCCACCCGCCGCTGCCGGCGAGGCCGTTCATGAAACCCGCGTACGAAGAGATGAGGCCCACGATCGTTTCGGAATTGCAGCAGACGACGAACGAGGCCCTGAAAGGTTGACCGTGAAAGGCAAACCGAAAAGAGAAGATCTTTATCAGGCTTTGTTCAAGCACGTGTGTCAGACGCCTTGCCCCGACGGGCAATCCTGGGGAAAGCAGATCCGGGGATTCGTGGAGGTCGCGAACGTGGCTTCGGCGGACCAACCGGCCATGTGCCTCGCGAAAGGATTCGAGCGGGCGGTCCGCAGGCGAGAGGAAGGCGTCACCACTTGGGATTGGGTTTTCGGCTTGTGGATTTATTTCCGCGTCAACGCCACGGTCGTCGACGCCGATTGGAAATTCACGGACGACGTGATGGACGCCCTCGACGCGAACCTGGCGGCCTTCCCTGCAGACATGCAGTCGCTCGGGGGGATCGTCAACGATTGTTTCATCGAAGGCGAAATCGCGCCGATGCCCGACCCGGAACAAACTCAGCAGCAAACGTTGATCGTGCCGATCGTCGTCGTGACGGGCGACTGATCCGATAATACAACCGGGGCGCGAAGGCGTCCCCTTTCAAAGGAGACAGATCCATGAAGCAATTCGGCATCGGTTTGGTGGTCGGAGTTCCTACCAGCGCAGGAAACAACGCCACGCCTTCGTTTCCCCAACGGTTCGGCGTGATCAAGGAAGCCCAGGTGGAATTTTCCGGCAAGCTTGAAAAACTTTGGGGCCAGAACAAACTGCCGGACGACATCGCGGCGTCCGACATGGAATTCAAAGGCAAGGCGGCCTTCGCGGAAATAGAGTCCGACGTCTACAACTCTTTGTTCTTCGGGGACGTCATTTCGACCGGGTCGAAGAAGATGGTTTCGGACGAGGCCCCCGCAGCGGTCGCGGGCAACAACTTCACGGTCGCGAACGGCGGCAACAACTTCTATCAAAACTTCGGGCTGCGCTACGCGTCGACGGGCGTCACCCTCGAACAGGTCGGAGCGGGGAACGAGGCCACCGGCAAGTACAGCGTCAGCGCGACGGGCAAATACACGCTCGGAGGGAACGACGCGGGCAACAACGTGTTGTTCCTGGTGTCCTACGCCTACACGTCGACGGCCGGGAAAACCCTGTTGGTTACCAACCACCTGCAAGGGTACGGCCCGGTGTTCGAACTCTGGCTGTCGATGCCTTACCAGGGTGACAACGGCGTCCACCTGTTCCAATGCAAGTCGTCGAAAATGAGCCTGCCCCTCGACAGGGCGAAGCACGTTTTCTCGGACTTCGAGTTCGAGTCGTTCCCGAACGCGGCCGGAAGCATCATGGAGTTTTTCCAAACCACCGCGTAGGAGGTCCGATGGCGTTCACACCCAAGAAAACGTTGTTCACGCTGGCGGTCGACGATTACCCGAAGGAGATCACGGCGCTGACCTTCCCGATGCTGCAGGGATACGCGGAGAAGATCGGCGCCGACTTCCACGTCATCACCGAACGCCGTTTCCCCGATTGGCCGGTGGTCTGCGAGAAATGGCAGATCCACCGCTTGATGCAGGAACTCGGGAGCATGTGGGGCGTCTTCTTCGACGCCGACGCGCTGGTGCACCCCGAGACTCCGGATTTCACGGGCCTGCTGCCGTTGACCACCGTCGCGACGTGGAAACGGGACAGCGCGGGCCTGCGTTACAAACTCGATCGCCATTTCATCCGGGACGGCCGCTCGATCGGGACCTGCGGATGGTGTTCCATCGCCAGCTACATGTGCCTCGACCTGTGGAAGCCGCCCGACGACCTGACGTTCGAGCAGGCGCTCGACCAGGTTTACCCCACGGTCGGGGAAGCCTCGAAAGGAATGGAGCGCAGCCACCTGTTGGACGACTATATTCTTTCGCGGAACATCGCCGAACGGCATTACGATTTCATCACCCTCGAAAACCTCCTCGGCAAACTCAGCCTGTTGAACATGAGTTTTGCCGTTCACGGTTACCTGATGAGCGTCGAGGACAAAGTGGACCTCCTGAAGACGACCCTTCGGACCTGGCGTTGCGGCCCGCCGTTGCCCGAGCCGGAAACGGTCTACAAGTCGCCCGGGATCGAAGGCTGGATCACGGACGAAGAGTTGCAGTGGTTGTTCGAACAGGCCCGGAAGCGCCGAAGCGTTTTGGAGGTCGGCTCTTGGTGCGGCCGGTCGACCCACGCCCTGCTGTCCGGATGTCCGGGGATCGTCATCGCGGTCGACACCTGGAAAGGTTCACCGACGGAACGGGCGGGACCCCACCGGAGGGCAGCCGAGGACCCGGAGTCGGTCTATTCCGATTTTATGAAGAACGTCGGGGCCATGCCGAACCTGCAGATCCTCCGCATGGATTCGATCGAGGCTTCCCGGAAGTTCGGGAACAAGTGCCTCGACATGGTGTTCCTCGACGGCAGCCACGAGTACGAGGATTTCAGTCGGGACCTGGCGGCCTGGATTCCGAAAACCCGTTTCATTTGCGGGCACGATCGGAACCAGGAAGGCGTTCCTTTGGGCCTGAAGGAAGCCGGGATTCAAATCTTGGAAGGGCCAGGGTCGATCTGGATAGGCGACCTGGTATAAGGCTATGGCTTTGCGTACCGCAGCACCGCTGCAAAGAGATCGTGACAAGGCGTGGGTGTTTACATTACCCTCGTCCCCGACCTCGACAGCGACCGTTTAAAACGAAGTTTTCGTTCGGGAAGGAGAACGAGCATGCGAACCAAGGAAATTGACATCGACGGGCAGAAATACAAGATCGGCGCACTGAGTTTCGACCAGGTGGAAGCCTACCTCGCGCCTATGCCGGAGAACCTGGAAACCGACGACGAGAAGGCGAAAGCCTACAGGACGCGGGCGATCGAAATGATCTGCAGCGGACTGAACAACGGCATCCCGGAATCGAACGGGAACGTGCAGAAGGGTTGGGACGAAGCCCGGTTCCGCAAGGAGTGCGATTACGTGGTGTTCAACAAGCTGCACGACGAAATTCTTATCTTCTCCGGCCTGAAGCTGGAGACCCCGAAGCCCGAACTGCCGGGGGGGGTGTAGGCTCCGAAATCGATTTCGCCGACATTAGGAGCCGGATCGCCACGGCGACCGGGACGTCCTGGCCCGACATCGGCCGAATCCCCTGGCCCGACGTTTTGGCCTTGCATCGGCATTGGACCATGTTCCCACCGGCGCACGTGACCCTGGCCCTGATAATCGGAGCGGCCGGGAAAGCGACCTCGAACCAACCAGATCGGATCCGCGAGGAGGAGGACCGAGCGTTCGCCTCGTTGGGACCTGCGAGATCGTTCGATTCCCTGCCTCCGGTCGTCCAAGAGTTCCTGAAGGAAAACACCGGCAAACAGAAAGAGGTCTAAATGGGAAGCACCGACGCCTTACGCATCTTGACCCAGATGGACATCGGCCCGATCCTGTCGGGAATGAACGGGGCCGCCGACGCGGTTACTTCTGGAACCGGCAGGATGAACGCCGACTTCCAGAAAATGCAGGCTCAATTCGAGTCGACCGTCGCGGGCATGAGGGCCGAAGCCGAGCAGCTGCAGGCCCGAGTCGCGGAACTCGAAGCCCAACTCGCGAACGTGGGCAAGCGCGGGATCTCAAGCGCGACCGAAGCCCGACACGCCATGCGGGGCCTGGGCGAGGAAATAGGCATCCACATGCCTCGCTTCGTTTCCACCTTCCTGTCCTCCTTGGGTCCGGTCGCCACGGTCGCGGCCGCCGCCTTCACCCCGATCGCGATCGTCGGAATGATTCAAGTCCTCGGGCAGATCCCCGGCGCGATCGAGAAGGGCATCAGTTCGCTGCGCGGTTGGGACGCCGAAGCCAAGAAGACTTTCGAGGACTCGCAGGCCCACATCATCGCGATGACCCGCGCCATGATCGACGGCGCGAATTCCATCTCCAAGGCGCAGGCCACGGCCGGGAAAAGCGGCCTGGTCCGAACGGCCGCAGAGAAGGAAGCCCTCGACAAGGAGATCGCCAACTACGAGAAATACCAGACGACCCTGAAGGCCCAACTGTCCGCGTCTGAAAACGTGAAGAAGTCGATCGAGGTTTCCTGGAAAGGAATCGGCAGCGAAATGCTGCACGCGTTCGAGGGGATGCCCTCGCCGGAATCCTCGAAACTTTTCCTGCGGCCTTTCATGGGACCCGAACTCGACCAGGCGAAGACGAACATCGGAAACCTGAAGAAGCAGATCGAGGACCTCGACCTCACGTTGGTTCGGCTGCGGGCGCAGGCCAAGATCGTTCCGATCGAATCCGCAGGAGAGAGCGCCAAGGAGATCGACGAAACCAAGGACGCCAAGATCACCGCCGACCATCAGGCCGCGCTTGCCAAGGTCGAAACCGACAAAGCCGCGTTGGAAGAAGAACGACGCTTGAACAAAGTGACCCTGGACGAGTACGTCGCCCAGGCGAAAGCGATCGCCGCGCAGGAACTCGCGATCAACCTGGCGACGATCAACCAGAAACGCGCCCAGGCCCGCGCCGAAGAGAAGACGGTCGGGACTCCTGCAGGCCCGAAGATGGAAGCCCTCCGGGGCGAAGAAGTCGCGGCGCGGGAAACGACGGCCCGCGAGGTTCAGAAGATCGAAACGACGGCTGCGGCCGAGCGGATCACTCTGAACGAAAACGAAACCAAGGCCCGGATAGAAAACCAGAAGCGGTACCAGCTCGCCGTCGTCGCCGGCGAAGAGGAAGTGATCAAGGAACAGTACGCCGCGCACCAGATTTCGGCGGCGCAGGAGACGGCCCGGTTGACCGGCGTGGCCGACCAGAGGTTCGGAATCGAGAGGGCCGCGCTCGTGAAGGAAGTCGAGGAAGCGGGGAAGCAGGGCGAGAAGAAACGGGCGCTGTTGATAACCCTGCTCGGGCAACTGCAGACCCTAGAAGTGGAACACGCGAACTCTGTGCAGGCTATCAAGGCCGAGGGTACGCGAAAGGAAATAGCAGACCGTCAGATCGCCGAAGAGATCGCGTTGCGCGACGCCGAGGAAACGGCCGCGATGGAGTTGAAGTACGCACAGTTCGTCGACGCGCAGAAACTCAAAAGCCATCAGATCTCGATGAGCCAGTACGCGAAGGATCAGCAGGCCGCGCTCGACAAAAACTTCAACGACATGCGGACCGCCATGGACAAGTGGATCGCTTTCATGGAAGCCAACAACGAGAAGGGCACGCGGCAATACCAGATGGCCCTGGCGAAGCGAAAGGAACTCTACCAGAAATACATTCTGGATTCGGAGAAACTGACGGCCCAACTCAACGCGAAAGAGCAGGCGGCCATCCTTCAAATGCAATCGCTGTGGAACGGCGCGTTCACCCAATGGATCACGGGGCACGAAACCCTGGCGAAGGCGGTCGTGAAAGCCTGGGACACGATGCTGGTCGGGATCGTCAACAACCTCCTGAAGATGCTCGAACAAATGTTGGTGAACTACGCCATGCAGAAAGCGGCTTCGAGTAAAAACATCCTGCAGCAGGCCAAGGAAGCGGCCGCGAAAGCCTACAACGCGATGGCGGGCATCCCTTACGTCGGCCCCGTTCTCGGCGCTGCGGCTGCGGCGGCCGTGTTCGCGGGCGTGATGGCTTTCGGTACGGCGGCGAAAGGCGCGGTGGCTCCCGAGGACATGATGATGTTTCAGCACGCGAAGGAAATGACTTTGCCGGCGCACCTGTCCACGGGCGTCGAGGCCATGGTGAAAGCCTACACCTCCGGAGCGGGCGCGGGAGGACCGGCGGCCATGCGAGGCCCCGCTCCCACGATCAACTACCAGCCCACGGTGTACGGTGAGAAACAGTGGGCGAAGAAAATGCTTCGTCAGCACTCCGACGAACTCGGTGCGATCGTCCAACAACTGATGCGCGACGGAAAAGTTCGCGCCTATTGAGGCGTCATGAGCAACGACGTTTACCCGAACGCGGTACGAGGCTTGACTTTCACGGTGGTTCGAGCTCCGGAATTTTCCACCGTCGTTCACTCGGCCCCGAACTTTCAGCAGACCCGAATCAGGCAGGCGGCCAACCCGCGCTGGCATTGGGAATTGAAGTACGATTATTTGAAAAACATCCCGACCGACCTGGCGCCGACCCTGACGCAAACGGACCTGGCGACCCTCTTCGGTTTCTTCCTCGGGCACTGCGGCGAGTGGGACGACTTCGTTTTCAACGACGCGCAGACGCCGGACAACTCGGTCGGACCCGCCCTGATAGCGGGGAATCCGAACCCGAACGCGCAACTGCAACTCCTGCAGGACAGCGAAACGTCGGTTTGGTATTCGCCGATCCAAAGGAATTTCGGCGGCTGGTTCCTCGAAGACATCGCGGACCTGAACGGCGCGATCGCCGTGTACGACAACAAGGTGCTGAAGACGTTGAACACTCACTACCAGGTCCTCGGACCCGGACTCGCGATCCCCGGATACTCGTTCGCCGGCAAGTACCTCGAATGGCTTTACACGCCGACGGGTCCGATCAACGTCGCGTTCAATTTCTATTTCCGCGTCCACTACGAAATGGACCGCCTGGACTTCGAAAAATTCATGGACCGGCTTTGGACGGGCGGGGGACAGCGGGGCGGCAGTTCCATTAAAATCGAAACGTCGAGGATATACATCCCGTCATGAAAAGAGTCATCAACGGAAAGAACATCGACACGACGACCTCGGTGATCGCGTGGTTGAAGTCCATCAACAACCCGATGATCTGCTGCCTGTACCTCATCGGGGAAGTGGACGACCCGGACGCGCTGTTCCTCACCGATTGGGATTCGCCCTTGCGCTATTCGCTTTACGGGACCTTCTGGCCCGCCGTGATCTCCCGCGCCCAGGTCCCGAGTAAGATCGGTTTCGAGGTCGCGAAGCTGCAGGTCAGTTACTCTCCGAAGTCGGCCCCGACTCAGTCCATGGCGACTGCGGACCCTTACCAGCGGGCGCAGGAAAGTTTCTACGACGATTGGCCGATGCGGATCTGGAATTGCTACATGCCCACGCGCGGCGACGCGAACACGTACGGGTGTTCGGAACTCTTCGGAGGCCGGATCGGGGACACCGAAATCGACCGCGGCGAAATCCGTTTCGCCTGCACGAGCTTCCTGGACGTGGTCAACCAGATGGTACCGGCCCAGGTGATCGAGATCACGAACCCGATGGCTGCGGCCACGGGCGCTGTTCCTCCTCCGGGCATGTCGCAGATCCCGCAGTTCAACGTGATCGCCGGCAGCACGCAGACGGAACTGATCTGCGATTGCACCTGGCCCGACGCGCACCACCTTTTCGCGGACGATTCGTTGCACAACGGCTTCATCGTTTTCAACAAGGCCCCAGGCGCGACTCTCGGCGGGCAATGGTCGGGGATCCAGAACAACAGGACGATCAACGTCGGAGGGAACAACTACAACGCGATCACCCTGTACGCGCGGATGCCCTTCGCGCCGACTCCCGGATCGGACACCTTTTATCTTTCGGGCAAAGCGCCCGTCAACCAGGGAGACCAGGGCGCGGACTATTACGGCTTCCCGTATCTGCCCATGCCGGAGTCGAGCATATGACCGAAGACGAGCTCCGAAAGAAAGTGATCGAAGAAGCCTTGACCTGGCTCGGGACTCCTTACCACATCGGAGCGAGGATCAAAGGAGTCGGGGCCGATTGCGCGACGTTCATCCTGCAGGTGTTCGTCGACTCCGGGATCTTCACCGACGAACGGCTCGGGAATTTCTCGGGCGATTGGTGGTGCCACGCGACCGACGAGAAATACGCGATCCACGTTTTAAGGCACGCCCACAAGGTCCTCGAATCCGTCTGCTATCGGTCGCTGAAGATAAAGCCTGGGAGCATCGTCCTCGGGAGAGTCACCAGGTCGAAGGTGCTGAACCACGGCGCGATCGTGATCGACTATCCGAAAGCGATCCATTGCATCGCCCCGCGCGTGTGCTTGACGAACCTGTCGATCGACGCGCTTTGGTCCTACGTTCCCATCGAAGTGTTTGATCCTTTCCAGGAAAGGAAACCGGAATGAGTCTCGGGAAGGCAAACAACGCGGCCGTTCGGCCTTCGGGCCTGGGAACCCAACTGCAGTCGTCGACGTACGGTTCTGTGATCCCGACCATCATCGGGCGAACGCGCACGACCATGTCGTTGATCTGGTGCAACAACCTGCAGCAGCACGGCGGCTCGGGCAAGAAAGGCAAAGCGGGAGGAGGGAAGAAAGGCAGCGCCACCACGTACACCGAGGCCGTGGACTTCCTCCTCGGGTCGAACCCGATCGTCAGCCCGCTGCAGATCTGGGCGGATCAAGATCAAAACTATCTTCTCAACTTCACGGCGCACACTTCCATCTGCGTGTCGGGCGGTTCCGAAACGGTTTCGTTCGTCGACAACCGTTTCTATTGCATCCTCGGCGTGTCGCTCATGACGAAGTACGACGTCACGTTCGACGATTACGGAGGAGGAGGGCCGCAGGAGTTCTCCAACCTCTTCGACCAAACCCCGCTTTGGAACGCGGCGACCGCAGGCCCCGACCCGACGAATCCGACGGCGTATCGCAAATGGCCCTTCTGTTTCTACTGGCTTCCCGGCTCCGGGCCTTCGATAAAAATTCCGGCGATCCCGCTCGGACTTTTCGACCCGTTCGTGAACGACCCCGGATACATGCCCGTGACGATCTACTACGCTCAGTTGCAGCCGGGAAAACAAAGCCCGGTCGCGCAACTGCGCCTCGGGTTCGAGCCTCAACTCGGAGAAGGAAACGAGTACAGCGGGTTCGAGGACCAGCAACTCATCTATCCTCCTTTCGCCGGACTCGGATCTCCGAACTTGGACCTCGGCGGCGGCGGTCTCATTCCGAACATACGGCTCGAAGTCGTCGGGTCGTTTCCTTACTACAGCACCGGCGACGCCGAACACGCGGACATGGTCGAGGACATTTTCAAGGCCGCCCAAGCGCAGGCCGCCTACGGGTTGGCCCAGGCCCGCACTTCCCTGCAACGGGGCCTGCAGTGTTACGAGTTTCCGGGAGCCACGCAAAAGAAAGCCTACGCTTGCGCCGACGGAACGAAGTCGCCCATGCAAGCGCCGGTGTTCGATCTCGGCTGCGGCTCCGGGGTCCTCCTCGCGGCCGCGAGCGCGGCTTCGGGTTGGAGTGCGGCCGCCACGATTTCAGACGACGCCGGACACGTTTGGAACGCGCTGGTGCCCGACCAGCGATCGGCGCAACGGCAGATCTGGTACGCCCTGCCCGACGACGTGGGGAACGCCGCGATCGACCCGGTGGCGTTGAACCTGGCGGGAGCGAACGCCGACTTGCAACTCCTCGAGATCTCGGGTTTAGATTCGGCCGCCCTCGACGCGTACCAGGTTTATCAGTCAACGGGATCCGGAGGGCAGACGAGCCTGACGGGTTCCATCACCACGACGAACGACCCGGGGAAGCCCGCGTACATCGTCGCGTGGGTGTTCTCCGCGAGCCCGATGGACCCGACCAAGTGGAAGCCTCGAACCCCGTTGAAAGTTTTGATCGCTCCTCAAACCGGAAGCCTGCAGCGGAGCGATTACGCGATCGTGCGCAACCCCGGCACGTACTCGTTCACCTACGACCTCGCCGGAACGATGGGAGACTCCCAAGAGTGGACGTTGGTTCTCGTCGCCCTGAAGGCGACCCAACCGGCAAGCTACGCGAAGCCGCTGCAGAACATCCTCGACGACGACACGCTGGACCTGTGCCGTTTGCAATGCAGGGCGAACGGCCTGAAGGGAAGCCTTTGCATGGACTCCCAGAAGAAGGCTTCGGATTGGTTGGGAGACATCTACACGGCGATGAACGCCGCGCCCGTGTGGTCGGGCTTCCGGTTGAAATCCATTCCGCTCTCCGAAGTCTCAGCCGTAGGCAACGGGGCTGTATATACAGCTCCGACGGCGAGCGGACCCGTCGTGGACCTGGGCGAATCCGATTTCGTCGCGGACCCAGGCCAGCCGATGATCACGATCAAGCACAAGGCCCGCGTCGACTCTCCCAACCTCCTGCAGATGCAGCATCCGAACCGCGCCAGCAACTACGTCGACATCAACACGTCGGACCCTTACGCCGGTTCGATCGCCAACTACGGGACGCGCAAGAGCTCGCCCGTGGTCAACCGGACCGTTCAGGACGACACGATCGCGCGGATGCTCCTCGGGATCATGACTCGCCGGCAGAACGTGCTGCGCAACGATTACCAGTTCACCCTGCAGGGCCGTTGGAAGCTGCTGGAAGCGATGGACCTCGTCACCATCAGCGATTCGATCCTCGGGCTTTATTACTTCCCCGTTCGCCTGAAGGAAGCCAACGAAAACAAGGAACACGACGTCGAGTGCATAGCCGAGCCTTTCGTCTACGGCCTGCACGCGCCGATCGAGGCTTCCATCACCGACCACGTTCCTTACGATCCGGGAAAGCTGCACGTGCCCGACAGCGTGAACGCGCCCGCCTTCATCGAGGCCGTCGCCGGAATGGAGGACTCGCCCACGGGTCCGGAACTCTGGATCGGGATCTCGGACGCAGATCCTTTGTACGGCGCGTGTCAGGTTTACGTTTCGACCGACGGCGGGACCTCCTACAAACTCCTGGGGTCCGCGATCGGCAACGCGGTCACCGGCGCGGTCCAAACCGAATGGCCCGGAGGACAGGACCCCGACACGACGAACGACCTGCACGTGGACCTCACCGAATCGCTCGGCGCTTTGCTCTCGTACGGGATCGCGGACGAGGACGCGTTCGTCTATCCTTGTTACGTCGAGGGCGGCTCGGCCGAGGTTCCTTACGAGGTCATGTCCTACGCGGTCGCAGATCCCACGGGCGCGAACAAGTACGCGCTGAAGGCCACCGGAGGAGGAAACCACCTTCGGCGCGGCGCGTTCTTCACGGCGATCGCGGACCACCCGGTCGGGAAGCGTTTCGTTTTTCTCGACCCCACGTCCAAAGGAATTTTCAAATTCGCGCTGGACCCGACCTGGATCGGGCAGACGTTGTATTTCAAATTCCCCGCGATCAACAAATACGGCTTCGGCCTGCAGGACCTCTCGGACTGCACGGCCTATCCTTTCACGCCCTTGGGAATCTGGAAGGCGGTCATCCAGACCAACGCGCCCGATCAGATTTGGAGGATCGGCGTTCTGCGCGGCGACAACATCCTGTTCGGATGCCTGGCGAGGAAGAACAACGCTGACGTGGACGAAGCCGAATTCCGGGCCTCGCTCGTTCCGATCGGAACCACGGTCGATCACGTCGACATGCGGCTGCCGGCAGAAGGAGGGACGTTCGTCCCGGACGGCGTCACGAAGTATTCGGTCACGGGCATCAAATCGACCTGGGCCGGGGCGCATTGGGTGATCTTCTTCACCACGCATCGGGGCCAGTGGTATTACACGTTCCGGCTTCACAGCCAATCGGGCGGGTGGTCGAACTGGACCGAGGGCAACCTCGTGCCTCAGTACGTGGTCGACTACGTCAACACGGAGCAAAGCAGCCTGGTCGATTCGGGTCCTCCTGCAGGCTGGACCGTTCAGGTGATCGCGGGTCCGATCGACGGCACTTGTCAGGTCGTGGCGAGCCGACCCGCGACGAACGGCCACCGGATTCCCTTCGTTGAATTCCAGGTCCGCGACGCTTCGTCCTCTGGTGCATGGCGGGGCCTGGACGAAGACGCGGGCGCGGCCGCCACTTACTACGACGGCTCGGGAGTTTCTCACACGTACGACCCGGTCAATCAAACTCTGACCCGCGACGACGCGACGCCCTTCGGACTCAGCGGCGACAAGGCGTACATGCTCATCTACGATCAACGCGCGGGTCTGTTCAACAAGCAATACTGCGATTGGGGCGGCCTTTCGATCGGGCAAGTTTCCGGCAGCGTCATAAGCGGGTTGACCATCCAGTTTTCGTTCGCGCCCACGGGCGGGCTTTACCACAACGTCCGGATAAAAATAATCCGCGCGCCCTGGGATTGGAACGACTCGAACCCGACGAACGACGACGGATTCCAAGGCATCAACGGGTACAACGGCCTGCAACTTTGGGATCAACCCTCGGCCGGAGACTTGAGCAGCCGGACCTTCACGAGCGCACCGTTTCAGATCCCCGCAGGAAAAACTTTGCAGGACATGCAGGGCCGCGTTTGGTTCGCCAACTATTATTCCTTCAGCGACGACGCCACCGTTTCGCCCTCGCCTTCTCCGGACGCCCCGACGGGTCCGAGTTTCATCACGTATCTCACCGACGCGCCCGTCGTGAATGTCGACTGCAGCCAGGGGCCTTTGTTCAAATTGAAGCTGACGGGCAACCACGCGCTCGGGACCCTGACGAACATGTACGACGGCGAGTTGATAGGAATCGTGCTCCAACAGGACGTGGTCGGCACCCGCACGTTCAGCCTCGCGTCGAGCACTCCTTCGGTCCGCTTTGGAACTCAGGTCAAGTCGAGCGATTACGTTTTGTCGACGACGCCCGGAGCGCAAGATTATTTGATCCTGTGTTACTGCGCGGCCGACAACGTCTTCGACGTGGTTTCCTTCACTCCGGGATACGGTGCATGAGCGACTGGATCGAACGCCAACCCGCAGGAGCGGTCGACAAACTTTGGGATTGCCTCGCCGGCAGCGGCGACGGAATGACCCTCATAGTTTGCGCGGCGAATTCCCGGATCTGGGTTTCCACGAATCGCGGTATTTCCTGGACCGAAGTCCAACCGGCCGGGAACGTGTCGCGGAATTGGCACGCGGTGGCCTGCAGCGCGAACGGCGCGGTGATGATGGCGGCCTGCATCAGCACCAACGGCCGCCTTTACGTTTCCACCAACACCGGGTCTTCCTGGTCGGAAGTCCAACCGGCCGGGGCCGCCGATAAAAACTGGATGACCTGCGCCGTCAGCGGAGACGGCCAAACCATGTTGGCGGGAATATACACGGGGCGGCTTTATCTTTCCACGAACCAGGGATCGAGTTGGTCCGAGGTTCAACCGGCCGGGGCCGTGAGCGCGATGTGGACCTCCTGCGCGATTAATTCCGACGGGACCAAAATGATCTGCTGCGCCCAGACGGGGCGCGTTTGGGTTTCCACAAATCAGGGCGGCGCGTGGACCGAGGCCGTTCCTTTTTAGAGGGCTAAATGTCGAGTTGGGCCGAAAGACAACCAGCGGGCGCGAACAACAAACCCTGGTTCGGCGGCGCGATGAACAACGCCGGCGACTATCTTTTTGTCGGGGCCTCTTCGGGTCGGCTCTACACGTCCACGAACGGTGGAAGCAGTTGGACGGAGCGCCAGCCGAAAGGCGCTGCTGACGGATCGTGGTTTTGTTGCGCCATGAGCAGCGACGGCATGACGTTGATCGCGGGCGACAACGCCGCCCGCATGTGGATCTCTTTCGACAACGGCGCGACCTGGTCGGAGATCCAACCGGCCGGGAACGTGAACAAAAACTGGATGACGGTCTGTTGCGATTTCACGGGCCAAGTCATCTATTGCGGCGTCAACTCCTCGCAAAACACCATCTATAAATCCCTCGACGGTGGAACCAACTGGTCGACTATCACGTTGAACGCGAGCACGTTCACCTGCCAGCAGATTTCGTGCGACGAGACGGGGCAGAAAGTAGTGGTCGCCGCGACCGGGACGAGCGCCGGTGGGATTTACGTTTCGCTCGACGGCGGCGCGACTTGGTCGAGGAACACGGCCACCGCTGGAACGAGCGTGCAAATGGCGGCCGTAGCCAGCAACGGATCGCTTTACCTGATAGCGAACGCGACGCGGATGTACATGTCCACGGACGACGGCGGGAGCTGGACGGAAACTCAACCTGCGGGCAACGTGAACAAATCCTGGCACACCAGCCCGCGCGGGATCTCTGCGGACGGGCAGACGGCCCTGGTGGGCGTTTGGAGTTCCACCACGACGGGACGGCTTTATTCGACGACGAATCAATGCGGGAGTTGGACCGAGGAACAACCTGCAGGCGCGGTCGACGCGGCTTGGCGCGGCTGCATGGTCGTCAGTTTGGACAGCAGTTATTTCATGGCGGGCGTTTTCAACGGGCGTCTTTATTCCACCACCCCGACGCCGACGATTCCTTCGGGCACGAATCGGAATTGGACGAGAGTCGCGATCAGCCCGGACGGCGCGAAGGTGATGGCCTGCGCCGGGATGTCCCGCGTCGGCTCGTCGACGAACGGCGGCTCCTCCTGGTCCGAAGTTCGACCCGCAGGGAACGCGAACAAAAACTGGCGCACCGTTTCCGTCAGCGACGACGGCACCGTCATGATGGCCGGGATCGGGAACGGCCGTTTGTATAGTTCGGTGAACAGCGGGTCCTCCTGGAGCGAAGAACAGCCAGCAGGCGCGGTCGACAAATATTGGAACACGTCGACCTGCGGCTCGACGGGCCTCATGAAAACCGTGGCGGCCTACGGCGGCCGGTTCTACACGCAGGGAACGCTCGCGCCGGTCGGAAACATCTCCGGGTATCCTTATCCGAAAAGCGCTTCGCTGATGGGAAAGATCGTCACCGGCTCGATCTCCGGTTACCCGTACGTGAGATCCCCGATGGGAATGATTTGCACGGGATCCATTTCCGGATATCCTTATCCGAGGTCGCCGATCGAGACGGGGTTCACCGGCAACATTTCAGGCTATCCGTATCTGAGGAGTCCGATCGAAAAGGACCTCGTCGGGTCCATCAGCGGTTACCCGTACCCGCATCACTCCCTGGAATTCGACGCGGCGGGTTCGATCTCGGGCTTTCCTTTTCCGCTGAGCAGCTATTCGTTCACGCCCGGTGGGAAAAAGAATTTCACCGAGTTCTATTTGCTTTTGATGCAGGAACAGCGGCGAAAAATCCGCAATCCTTAACGGAGGATTTATGGGACACTTTCTGTTCATGGTGTTGATGGCGATGGGCGCGGCCCTGCTGTTCGGCGTCGGGTTGATCCCGGACGCGGCCGAAGTCACCTGGTTGAAGATGGTGACGAACAACACGGCGCCGCTGAACGTCATCCTGAAGCTGTACAAAAACAACTACACCCCGGTCGCGGGAAGCACCGAAGCCAGTTTCACCGAAGCCACCTTCACCGGGTATAGTTCCATCGAACTCGCGGGCGCGAGTTGGGGCTTCACGCAGGCTTCTCCCTCTCACGCGGACTACGCGCAGCAGACTTTCACGAGCTCGGCCGACCAGACGGCTCAAACCATCTACGGTTATTATCTCGTTCAAAAAACGAGCGGCTACATCATGGGTGCCGAAGCCTTCGCTTCGCCGTTCACGATCGCCAACAACGGCGATACCATCAAGGTCACCCCCGTCTTGTACCTGAGAGAAGCGACCGAATAACGCACCACCACTTTCCAGGAGACGACCCGATGCCCGAGCACAAAAGAGCAACCGACGCGGAAAACGACGCCGTCGTGATCAAACCCAAAACGGTAGGAATTTTCGGACTGATCGTTTCGACCGTCGCCATCCTGGTCGGAGTGGGAATCAGTTGGGGCGAAACGCACAACGAAATCGGAAATTTGCAGAAACAGTACGCGCAAACGGACGCGAATCTTCAGGCGCTGGCGAAAGAATTCCACGACCATCAAGCCACGGCCGACATCCACATGGACAAATCGTTCAAAGAGGACATGCTTCGACGCATGGACGGCCTCACGAATTTGCTCGTGGAACACATGGGCGTCAAACTGCCGCGAAGGGCCGTCGATCCTTCAGGGCGCTGACGGTTTTTATTGCTTCGATCGTATCCGGCCGAGTGTATACTGCGCCGAAGGAGGTCAACCCAATGATTCAAACTTCTTGTTTCCTAATCGCGCAACGTTTCGTCGGATTAAAAAAGATTCACGACAAGGTGGCGAACCCTCAGATCGTCGCCATGCTGCAGCTTGAGGACCCCGGCATCACGCAGGACGAAGTGCCTTGGTGTTCGGCCTTCGCCAACTACGTCGCGTGGTTGCTGCGCCTGCCTCGAAGCAAAAGCCTGGCAGCCCGATCGTGGCTGCAGGTCGGGAGCGTGGTTTCGATCCACGACGCGATCGTCGGAAACGACGCGGTGATCCTGAAACGGGGCCCGGAGCCGCAACCAGGTCCGGACGTGATCGACGCGCCCGGACACGTCGGCTTCTTCGCCGGCGCAGGTCCGCTCGGAGCGAACGGCTGGCCCTCGTCGGTGTATCTTCTCGGCGGCAACCAAAACAATTCGGTCTGCGTCGAACCGTTCCAAACGTCGGCCATCTTAGGAGTGCGAAGGTTGAATTCGTAAACATCTTGTCGCGGCCTAGCCTTCCATGGGGCGAAAAGAGAACGCCTTCCCGCTCTCCCCGGCCGCGGCAATTCCAAACGCGGGAAGCAGTCAGGAAGGTGACACAATGCAGCATCCGAACGTGCATCAACCTTGGGCCTCATGGTCCGAGGCGCAAATCCTTCACGTAGCTACATCCTACAGCAATCCGTTCCGGTGGCGCACGCGGCGGGAGTTGGTCAACGACTTTCGCCGGCACATGGGGTCGTCCGCGAACGTGGCGCTGCACGTGGGCGAACTGGCGTACGGGGATCGGCCGTTCGAAGTGACGAGTCCGGAAGATCCTTTCGACGTGCAGCTGCGCACGCGGCACGAACTGTTCCACAAGGAAAACATCTTGAACCGGGTCATTCAGGCTTTCCCGTCGGATTGGCAATACGGGGCCTGGGTTGACGCCGACTTCCACATCACCCGGCACGATTGGGCGCTGGAAGCGATCCACCAACTGCAGCACTACGATTTCGTGCAGTTGTTCTCGGGGTACGCGGACCTGTCCGGAAGCACCTACGGGATCGCCCACCTGCCCACGAGGATCACTCCGAGTTTCGCCTTCAACTACGTTCAAAACGGCTATCGTCTGCCCGACGGGTACGAAAACGGCGGGTGGAGGAAGAAGGGCGTCGACCTCGGATATTACGGCAAGCCGATGCCTCCGGGAGTCCGGGGCGGGGTCGGGGCGACGGGCGGCGCATGGGCCTTTCGTCGTTCCGCTTTCGACCTGGTGGGACGCCTGTTGGATGAGTGCATCCTCGGGCACGGCGATTGGTTCATGACGTTCGGCCTGGTCGGAGAAGAAGCGCCCGACATGCACATCGACGGATACTCGGACGACTACAGGAGAGCGATCCTGTCTTGGCAACGCAACGCGGCCCGCATCAAGAAAAACATCGGGTACGTCGACGCGTTCGCCGTCCACCACTTCCACGGGTCCAAGGCTCGGCGCGGGTACGCCAGCAGGGACACCATCCTCGTGAAGCATAAATTCGCGCCCTCGTCGGACCTGCGAAGGGATTGGCAGGGCATCTACCAGTTGACGCCGGACAAACCGAACTTGCGCGACGCGATCCGCGCGTACTTCATCTCGCGAAGCGAAGACGATCCGAATCTTTACGGATCCGAAAAACCGTTGATCTAAACTGAAAGGAGAAAATCCACCGTGCAAATTTTCAAACTTGGAAAAGGCCCGCGCAAAATCGACGCGCGAAATTTGAAACTCTCGAATTACATCAAGGCCCTTCCGACCCCGCCAGGTCCCGAGCAAAGTTGGGTGATGGAAGTGATCGATTGGCCGATGTTCCTGAACGACCAGCTCGGCGACTGCGTCATCGCAGGCGCAGCCCACATGATCCAACAATGGGATTACTACTCGCGCAAATCATTCCTGCTGCCCACCGATCAACAGGTGCTGAAAGCCTACGAGGACGTGGGCGGTTACGTCCCCGGAGATCCCAACAGCGACAACGGGTGCAACATGCTCGACGCCCTGAAGTATTGGAGGAAGACCGGAATCGCCGCGCACAAGATCGGCGCGTTCGTCGAGGTCGACCCCAAGAACCTGTACGAGGTGGCCGTGGCCGTGTGGCTTTTCGGGAACCTCTACACCGGCGTCGCCCTTCCGATCTCGGCCCAAGGCCAGTCCGCGTGGGTCGTTCCGGAAGGAGGAACGAAGAGCGAGCAGGGCCAGCCGGGAGGTTGGGGCGGCCACTGCGTGCCGATCATGGCCGTCAGCCCGAAGACGCTCACTTGCATCACCTGGGGCATGCGGTTGAAGATGTCCCACAATTTCTTCGCGGATTACTGCGAGGAAGCCTACGCCGTTTTGTCTGAGGATTGGATCAATCGACTCGGAATCGCGCCCAGCGGGTTCGATTTCGACACCCTGAAAGCCGATCTCGCGCAACTGTAAGCAACAGGCTTTTTAACTTTCGAATGAAAAGGAGTCTCCCTTGAGACATCTAAAATCTTATGTCGCGGTTTTTCTCGTCGCGTTGTTGTTCTCCTCGTGCAGTCCCGAGACTACAATCACGATCGCCTTGGACGCGATCGCCGTGGCCTCGGAAGCCGTTCCCGCGATCGTCGCTCCTTTGGCGGCGGCCGGGAAGATCGACCAGGCCACGGCGAACGCCATCTACGCCTATTGTCAGGCCGTCAGTTCGGCCGACGTTCAGGCCATCCAGGAATGGCAATCCACGGACCCGCTCCCGATAAAGATAACGAAGATGTCGGCCGCGTTCGCGGCTGCCGTCGCTCCGAACATACCGGGGCTTCCTCCTGAAGCGCAGGCGGCCATCCGGGCGATTTCGGCGGCGATCCAGGATCTTCTGTCTTTGCTCTCCCAACAGCAGACCCGGAAACTCGGCGTCGCCGGCAGCCCGACTCCTTCTCCTCCTCTTTCTAGCAAGGACCTGAAGAAGCTGGAGAAGTCGCTGGCCCTGGCCCAGAAGACGATCGCGACCTGCAAAACCAACCTCCGCAAATGACCTCCTCGGCGCGGGGTCCTC